CTTTAATTGAGTCGTCTTATCCAAACGACTTACTGCACGAGTAATTTGTTCTTGCGCAGCAACAACGCCATCCGTGTCGCCATCCTCATAAGCCTGTTTATAAGCGCGTTTAGCCTCTTCAAGCTCCTTTTCTGCAACCTGTTTGGCTTGCTCAATGTAAACCTCGCTACCCTGAGATAGCTGTTGCTGAAGGCGCTTATTCTCTTCGTAAATCTGTTTTGCGTAGGCTTCTGCTGCCTGTCGCTCGCGCAATGCCTCTTCCTTTGCCCGGCGTTCATCGTGGTATCCACGGGTAAACTTCTTAATCCGAGCCTGAACCTTTTCGTCGTATGAAGATAACTCTTCATCTGTAACGTCGTCCACAGGCTCTTTCATGGGCTTGCGACCACGATCCTCCTCTGGGGCATCGTCTTCTATTTCGACCTCAACCGCGTCCGACTGTTTAAACGACTCTTCCTTTTCATCAGGAAATTCGTACTCTTCACCTTTGAATTCAGCCATACATTACTCCTTAGCTGGCACGGGAAATACCCCGGGGATCTTCCACAACCGCTTCAACTGAATCATCGTTAATGATTCGGAATTCACGACCATGAATCTTCAGGCGGGTGCCTGAATTGGGTCGGACGACGACAAAGTCGCCTTCCTTGCAAGACGGTCCACTTGGGAACCGGCTGGTGTCTTTATATGCATCTGGCCCCATCTTTACGACAAAAAGGACCGGAGTGAGCACTTCCTCATACATCATTGATTGACTTGACTTAATAATCCCGATCTCACTATCTGCAAACTCTTCCATAGCCTCTGGCACCACGCAAAGCAAGCGGAATGTCTTTGGATCTGGTAATTGTTTGGCTTTTTGCTCGGGGGAAGTGTTCAGCACCCCGGATAAGTCGATAGCCTCGACATCAAATTCAGTCGTCATCATTTTCCAATCTTTGCACAAGGTCTTTGATTAATAATTCTGCTTGGGTAAGACCCCGGATTACCCCGCAGATATGACGGTATTCGTCATAACTCTTAGCTCCCCCACTTACAAGGAACTCAACATTCTTTTTTTGCTCTGTACCTAACTCGCCCACAAGGTATGAAAAGACTTTATCGCTCATTTTTTGCCCTTATTAGGTTGGTTTTGGTAATAGGGCTTTTCTTGGTTTCTTGACTTTGCAATGTCAATCCCCATACGAACGCCTTCTGCCTGCTGTTTAGCCGCCAAACTGCGTTTTTCACCCTCTACCTTAGCCCCGACCTGCATACCCGCAATACGCTCTTGTGAGCGCAGACGCTCGCGCTCAATCTCAAGCTGATCAGCCTTAGCTGCTGCATCGGCGGCAAGCTTCTTCTCATCCAGCTCCAGTTTCTTCATCTTGATCTGCAATTCCTGCATCTGCATCTGGAGAACTGGGTCTTGCTGCTGTTGAGCTGCTTGCTGTTGTGCCGCCTCTGACTGGTCGCGTTGCAGTAATCGCTGTGACGCCTGAGCCGCCAACTGGGCGATCTGAGAGGCAATATCGTCGGGCATACGCTTGCTTTCTTCTTCTGAAGGCATTGGCAACCCTAACTGCTCCTCGATCTGCTTGCGGTACTCAAATGCGACGTGCTCGTTGATGTGGGCCATCATTGCTGCCTGCATTTGTTGAGCCATTGGACTCTGCCCAACGATTTGTTGAATCTTGGGATCTTGCATAGCCGCCATGTGGACTGCGATGTGAGCCTCATGGTTCTGCTCAATAAAGGCTTTTACCGGCTTGCCAGTGAGCAAGTTTTGGTTCTCCTGCACTGGATCGGTCGGCTCTGCGTCATCCTCAAGGGGTACGAGTTTGGACGCATTCTTGATCCCAAGAACTTCAATCATCTGACGATGCAGCAAGGGCATGTCATAGAGCTGTGGCGACTGCTGAGCAAGCTGTAGGACAGCCTGATACTGAACAACTTTCTGCGCCATTGTTGAGGCGTTAGGGTCGCTCACCGGAATCACGCTGACCATGTCATAGTCTGCCTTACGGGCGCGGCGTGAACCTTCTATCGGCTCGTAGCTGTACTCCTCTGGCGCAAAGTCTGCGATGATTGCCTTGAGTAGGCGGAACTCCTGTCGCATTGAGTAGTGCATGCGTGCCTGCACGGCTCCCATGACCTTCAGGGTGCGCTCTAGGATAGCTAGCGTGGTGCCCACTGGCGCGTTAGCGCTCATGTCGGACACGTTCATGTCGCCACTAGAGGCAAAAGCACGACCCTCTTGGACAATATTTTGGAACAAAACAAGCAAAGTCTGTGATGGTTCTTTGTATGGCAGTGGTAGGATGTTGTCACGGATGCTTCCCGAGGGGACATCTACGTCTCTAAATTCTCCGGGCTGAATGGGTGTGTCATCTCCCTTAATGCGTAGACCCCTTGATTTGAGTCCTCCGGGCAAGTTCGATAGAGTTCCCGCGTCCACCAACTGTCGAATGAGCATGGTGGCGGACTTAGCGTATCCCCCGATAAGATGGATGAGACCATATCCATAAAATCCAAATCCGGGGATGTATTGGTAGTGGACAAAGTGTTGACGCTTCGTGTGCAGCTCGTCCCCTTCATACCAATTCCTCCGAATAGCCAGAATCTGCGTTGTTGACTTGTCGATGGTGATGACATACGGCAAAGCAATCCCGGTTGGCTCTCCATCCTTATCTGTGTGCTCGTATCCGGGCAGATCAAGCTCAACATGCATCTCAAGAATGCGGTAACGGTCATCTTCCGTAGCAGTTAAGCCCATTTCTTCGGCTTTTTGCTTCTCGATGTCGTCTAGTTCAAACTTAGGCTCACCCAAATCAACGTCAGAATAGAAGCCTGCGTCCTGTAAGCGGGTGATTTCGTTCTTGGTTTTACGCATAACATGCGTTACGCGCTCCGATGTTTCCAAACTAGAAGCGCCGTAAGGCACAACAATGTCCTCTGCGGGGATAAAAATGGCTACTTGACGCCCTTTGCTTGGGTCGTAGTACACCTTTTTGAACGCAGAGCCGGAAATTGGTAGGTTCCACAGCATTTTTTCGTGCTCTGGACGGTACTCAGTCATCACTTCCGTGAGCTGGTAGTTCATATCCTCACTAACTCGGGCGGAGGCTTCTGTTTTCTCTGGCGTATCCTTGCCTAAGATCTGCGTCTTCACAGGACCAGCAGCCGGGAACGTCTCCATGATGCCTTCACTCTGGAAACGCACAACAGATTCCGTCAGCATAGGGTGGAATACACCGCAAGCACCCTCCCAAGGTTCTGTGCGCTCTTCGTACTTGAGCCCAAGAAGCTTCATACCCTCGACGTAGGTCTGCATCCACTCCTTACGGTCGTTTACATCCTTCTCAAAGTCGTTGATCAGATCAGATCCCAGACCCTCTAGGTCTGAATCGTCCATGAAGTCAGCAAGGTTTGCGTCAAAGTCTTCTGCGGTTGGCTCGCTCCTCTCCAGCTCGATCTCTAGACCGTCGATTCCAATTGTTACTGACTCCGGGTCTTCAATCTCAATCTCAATTGGCGGGCCTGCCATGTCTTCCACATCTGTAATCCCAACAGGAGCCGCATATAAACCTTTATCGATAGCCATAATGTGTCCTTACACTGAGTAGTACCGCTCTCTGCGCGGATTTTTAAAGTATCTGATTTCGTCTTGTTCATCGGAGTCAATGGCAATGAAGCCGCCCTGCCTGTATCGGATTAGGGCTTGGCTAGCAGAGTCAACAAGGTCGTCGTTGTCGCCGTTGGGAAATGCAGCCATCTCTTCCATGACTTCATCTGCCCATCTTGTTTCTGGACACCACACCACTCCAGACGCAAATAAATCAGATATAGCGTTTACACGCGCTATCTTATCGTTTCCTTTGCTCGGCGTATACTCCGAAAGAGGGATTCCCATCATTCTTAATTCGTAGATCAGCGGCGCACCAGCCGCTTTCTTTTCCACGATCAATGTATCCGGGTTCCACTCCTTCCACATCTCAAATGCTTTTTGCTTTAGCTCTGGGAACTCCATACGTCGTTTAAACGCATCTAACAGGATGATGTTTGTTTTTAGCGCTCCATGCTGGTCTGGGTGGGAAAACACCCCCCAAGTTGTGCATGCCGAGTAGTCTGCGCGGGTGTTTTTCTCGAAAGCGGTATCCCAAGACTGGATGATGTACTCACACATCGGCGGCTCTTCGCTCTCCCAGATGCGCCACATCTCCCGCTTGATGATGGCTCCCTCTTCGCCGGTAGGGTTCTGCTGGTACTGGGCTTCCCACTTAGACACTGGGAGTTCTGCCCTCAAAGCCTCAAGCTCTTCCTTACTCCAAAACCCGGGCCATAACGGGGTACCAGACGGCAAGATAGCTGGGAACTCGATAACCTCCCAGTCGTTTACACCATCCTTAGCCGACCCCTTTAGAATCTGCCCGGTTAGATCTTTCTTAGCCCATCGGGTCATCACAATGATGATAGACCCACCCGGCTGTAAACGCTGGCGCGGGCCGGACGTATACCACTCATAAACACTATCAAAGACCGCTGGATTATTCTGCCTAGCTTCCTGCTCTGAATGCGGATCGTCAATTATCAGTACATCCGCACCCTTACCGGTAACAGCACCGCCTACACCAATAGCAAAGTAGTCACCGCCTGCGTGTGTGTTCCATCGTCCCGCAGCCTTTGAGTCAGAAGACAGCTTGGTATCAAACACCTTAGAGAAAGCTTCAGAGGACACAAGGTTACGAACCTTACGACCAAAGCCCACAGCAAGCTCTGCCGTGTGAGCCGTCTGGATAATCTTCTTCTCAGGGTTTTTACCTAGAAACCAAGCTGGAAGCAAGTAAGAGGCAAACTCACTCTTCGTGTGACGAGGTGGCATGTTGATAATCAACCGCTTCAGGTCGCCATTAGCGACCCTCTCAAAGGCATCTGCCATGATCTTGTGGTGCCGTCCAGAAATGAAGCCGGGCCACATCTGCGTCACGAAGTACAGGAAGTCATTCTGGCAACGCTCCACCCTATCCAGCTCCAACAACTGGAAGACCTTGTTACGCTGCTCTGAAGGCAAGGTATCCACTACCGACAGATAGTGCGCTATTTCTGCTTTGGTCAGAAGACTCACAGAGATGCCATTTCCTTAACGCTCTTATCCACCACTCTGATCGAGTGGTACTTGTGCGGCTTGGTTACCAAATACCCATCGTCCTGCAACCGATGAACTATCCTGTGGATAGCCGATCTTGACTTCATGCCTATTCCCTTAGCAATGACTTCATAAGACGGAGCTACACCGTGTATCCGTATATACGCCTTGATGAAATCTAAAACAAGCTGTCTGCGTTCTGTCATGTGCTGTAGTTTAAACGATGATGCGAACGTTCGCAAGTAGTTTAAACGCATTGGAAAAAGTGAACCCTACACAGGATAGAGTTCACACACATATATCCCCCCGTCTGAGTTTTGGAAAGCTACCCGGGGGGGTTCCCCGTAACCTATAACCGCACACCCTTGGAAAATATACGAAGGGGGTGGGGGATGCGAACGTTCGCACTGATGAGGGGGTGGTATATGACAGTGTGGATC